GTCGATGACTATATCATTATTGATTGTTATCGCACATTAGATCCCAATGATTACAGTCGAGTTTGGAATGATTCGTTCTTAAAAAGATACTTAACGTCTCTCATTAAACGTCAATGGGGTCAAAATTTAATCAAATTCCAAGGAGTAAAATTACCTGGTGGAGTTGAATTAAATGGAAGACAAATTTATGATGACGCACAAAAAGAACTTGATGCAATTGCAGAGAAAATGTCTTCTACATATGAACTTCCTCCATTAGATATGATAGGCTAATCAAATGCTAAATCCTTTTTTTCAACAGGGTTCTAGATCAGAGCAAGGTTTAATACAAGATCTAATTAACGAACAGTTGAGAATGTATGGGGTGGAGATTTATTATCTTCCAAGAAAATACATCACAGAAAAAACTGTAATAAGAGAAGTTATTCAGTCAGTTTTTGATGATGCATATCCACTCGAAGCGTATGTTGAAAATTTTGATGGATATGCGGATAACACAACTATTTTATCAAAGTTTGGTATTCAGCAAACTCAAGAACTTACAATTACAGTTTCTAGAGAGAGATATGAAACGTATATTGCGCCATTAATTAAGAATGAGGCAAATATTAAGTTATCAACCAGGCCAAAAGAAGGTGATTTAATTTATTTCCCATTAGGAGATAGATTATTTGAAATTAAATTTGTAGAGCACGAAAAACCATTTTATCAACTTCAAAAAAATTACGTTTACACACTTAAGTGTGAACTGTTTAGATATGAAGATGAACTCATTGATACTGGAGTTTCTCAAATTGATGATCTATTGGTTGGAGGAGAATCTGATGGATTATCTGAAGACGGTATTTCAACTGTTTTAGGTATCACTCAAACTCTCACACTTGTTGGAACTGGAGTTACTGCCACAGCAGTTGCAGGTATTACAACTCTGGGTGGTATTAGACTTGTTACGATTACAAATAGAGGAGGAGGATATACTAGTATCCCAACTGTAGGTTTTTCATCTGCACCTGCTGGAGGAGTAACAGGAACAGCTTTAGCTTCGATGATATCAGGAATAACAGTATGTACGGACAGTGCAAATCCTAATACACAATCAGTTCAAAGCGTCCAACTAACAAATCCTGGTTCTGGATATACAGTTGCTCCAAGTGTCAAGTTTACTGGAGGTGGTGGATCTGGAGCAGCAGCAACAGCAACTATAGGTGATGGTATTGTTGGTGTTATCACCGTAACGAATGGTGGTGTTGGATATTCAACCACACCTCTAATTACATTTACAAATCAAGTATTCTTAACGGGTGTAACTACAGTTTCAGCAGCGGCCACTGCGGTTGTAAGTGCAGCAGGAACAATAACAGCAATTAGAATCACAAATGCTGGACTTGGTTATAGTATTGCTCCAACGATTACAATAGCAAACCCATCTTTAACTTCAACTGGAGACTTTATCTTCAACGAAGTTGTGACTGGATCTACAAGTGGAACTACAGCAAGAGTAAAGTCTTGGAACTCTACTACAAATCTACTAGATGTTTCTAACGTTAATGGCTCTTTCAGAGTGGGAGAGAATATTGTTGGATCAGAATCTGGAGCTTCACACGAACTAAGATTGGTTGATACTAACCCAACAGATGATGGATACTCAGACAATTCTTCAATTGAAACGGAAGCAGATGCAATTATTGACTTCTCTGAACGTAATCCTTTTGGAATTCCATAAATAGATCTTATTAGGATTAATTATTTTATAATAGGAATCTAACAATGTTTGAGTATTTTTACAACGAAATTTTGAGAAGGACTGTAATATCCTTTGGAACTCTTTTCAATAATATTTCAATAAAACATACTAATTCATCAGATCAAGTTGTCAGTGTTGTTAAAGTACCTCTGGCATATGGTCCGACTCAAAAATTCTTAGCAAGACTCAATCAATCTCCAGATCTGAATAAAGCAACATCTTTATCACTACCTAGGATGTCTTTTGAGTTTACTGGATTAACTTATGACTCCTCCAGAAAAGTTACAACAACTCAAACATTTACATCTAAAAGTGCAACTGATGGAACGGTAGTTAAGAAAGCATATATGCCAGTTCCATACAATATGCAATTTGAACTCAGCATTATGTCAAAGTTAAATGATGATGCTTTACAAATTATAGAGCAAATTCTACCATATTTTCAACCATCATATAATTTGACGGTTGAACTTGTAAATGAAATAGATGAGAAAAGAGATATTCCAATTGTCTTAGAAAATGTTACAATGCAAGATGATTATGAAGGAGACTTTTCTACTAGAAGAGTTCTTTTGTATACTTTAAGATTCACCGCAAAAACATATCTATTTGGCCCAGTTTCTACCGCTACAAAAGATATCATCAAAACTGCAAAGATCAGTTACCTCACTGGAACAGATCTTACAAACACAACAAGAGAAGTTGTATTTACTGCTACACCAAGAGCAACCAAAAATTATACTGGAATTACTCTCACTACATTAGCAAAAGATGTTGCAACGACAGATGTTTTAATTACAGTAGAGGATGCCAGTTCCATCTCAACAAAAACCTATTTGGATATTGGAGAGGAAGAGGTATATGTAACTTTAAAAACTGGTAACGTTCTAACTGTTGAGAGGGGTAAAGATGGAACAACAATTACCTCACACTTAAGAGGAGATCCAATTAAGTCAATTACAACAGCAGATAATGCTTTAATAGAAGAAGGGGATGATTTTGGATTTAGTGGAAGCACCTTATGAAGATGACAAAAAAATTTGATGACCTCAACGAAACATTTAACGTAGAGGGAGAAATAGTATCACAAGAGAATGAAGGGGCTATTAAAAAAATTGAAGCGGTTAGTTCTTCTGTAGAAGATATCAAAAAAGATTATGAGTATACAAGAGGAAATTTGTATAGTTTGATTGAAAAGGGTCAAGAGGCAATTAATGGAATTTTAGAATTAGCTCAAGAAAGCGAAATGCCAAGAGCATATGAAGTCGCAGGACAACTAATAAAAAATGTTGCGGATGCCACAGATAAATTGATGGATCTTCAAAAGAAACTAAAAGAGGTTGAAGAAGAAAAACAAGGTAAAGGACCATCCAATGTTACAAATGCTCTTTTTGTAGGATCAACTGCAGAATTAGCTAAACTACTTAAAAATCAAAACTTGAAAGGTGAGTGATTTTTTTGTAAAATAAATACACTTATAGATGGATATGGAGTAATAATAGGTGCCTCTAAGAAAGCCTTCAGATTTTTTTAATGAAAAAACACCAAAAAGTTCTCTTGATGTTGTCAAAGAGCAGTTAGATTCTGCAGCTCCAGAAAAGATAGAAAAGATATCAGAAGTTTTCGATCACTTTAAAACAAACTTTTCACATTTACAAAAGTTATCTGATTTTACAAATTCATTTGGATCATTTGCATCTAGTGTTGAAAAAGTAAATGCTCTGTCTGAGGAAGTAGAAAGTTTACAAGGCGAGATTCAAGAGTTCATAAAGAGAGAAGATCTTGATGATGCTATGTTAGCTCAGATGTTCTTTGTGGAACAGACGATTGAAGAAATACAGAACAAAATAAAATCAATAAACGAAGAGACATTATTTGAAATACAAGAACAAGTTGTTGACATTACAAATAAGGTTAATAACTTTGTTGATGTAGAATCTATTTCTTTCCAGAAGTCAATTGTAGAATCTGAAACTAGAATTGATAATAGATTTTTAAATCATAAACAAGATATTGATTCGAAGGTTAATGATTTAGAAGAAAAAATCTCCGATAGATTTTTATCAATTGTTGATACAATTGAAGGAATTAATGAGGAAAATTTAGAGCGTGTTAAAAAAGATATTATCATAGTTGATAAAAAAGTAGAAAACATTCTTGAGAAAGATCTTCCAAAATATAAAAAGTTTTTTGCAGATACTGAGTTAAAAACCGAAGCAAGAATAGCGGAAACTGAAACTCTAGTTCAAGAAAAACTAGAAGAAGCAAAAGAAAAGTATGAGTCGGATATTGATTTAATCCGAGAGCAACTTAATGATTTTATCAATACTGAAGTTCCAAAATTCAAAAATTCATTAATTGAAGTCAGACTTCATTCTGAAGATGAGGTTAATAAAATATCAGCAGGTGTTAATGAAAAATTAGTTAAAGCTTATGAAGATATTGAAAATTTACAAAAAGAGTTAAAAGATAAAGATAAATCAGTTGATTCTGTTTTGTCAGAAAAAATTGCTGAGATAAAAAATTTCATCGACGAATCAAGATTTGAAATTGAATCAACATCAAAAACATATGAAAACTTATATAATGATTTCAAACAGAGAGAAATATATGAAAGTAGAAAATTAGAAGAATACTCAAAGTCTTTAGGTGAGTTCTCAACAAAATTAGAGAACCTAGAAAATACCTTGACTGAAGATGTATGTGAACTTCAAAGTAATTTAGATATTAGCACTTCTACTTATTATGATGTTCTCAAAAAAGAAGTTGGATATTTTGAAGAAAACATTTCAAATAAAATTAAAGACTTAGAAATTAATTTTGTAAGAAACGAGAAGCATATTGAGAATGCTCGTCAAGACCTTCAAGATGCTTTAGTCAAATTAAATGTAGAAGAGATAGAAGTTAAGAACAAAAATTTAGTTGAAAAAATAAATCAACTAGAAAAAATACTTGAAAAATTTGACGAGAAAAAACTTCTTTCCGAAGATGCTTCTCTCACCTTAGCAGAGCCTCCTAATGTAAAAAATAAAGATCCACTAACTCCTTTAGATCAAAACTATGTAACCCTAAAAGATTTACAAGATCATTATAGACTTTTTATCAATAGAGTTCAACAGCAACTAGCAACTATTGGTGGTGGTGGAGCTGGATATGTAAAAGATCTCTCCGATGTTTCTTTTGATGAAAGTACAGGAGCAAATAAACTTTTAATTTATGATGGAACAAATTGGGTTGGTATTGCTAGCACAGCATTAAGTGGTGGATCTTCAACTCTAATTGGACTAACTGATGTCGATAGTTCAAATATTGGTGATGGTAGATTTTTAAGATATGATGCATCTTCAAGTAAATTTACCTTTGCTCCAGTATCAGCAACTAACTTAGAATTAATTGCTGGAGATATTCAATCTGGAATTCTAACAACAACTTCAACTTCTCCAGCTACGGTAATGTCTATAAGTGCATCAACTTATAGATCTGTCAGTTATCAAGTTCAAATTACAGAAGGAACTAACTATAATATGACAACAATTAATGTGATTCACGACGGGACAACAACATATATGAGTGAGTATGGAACTATCAATCAACCGATTGGTATTGCAACATTCTCTAGTGATATTAGTGGAGGATCATTACGTCTTATAGGACATCCAGCATTTGCAAGTTCTACTACATTCAAAGTTGTTTTCACTGCAATAGAAGTATGAAAACATTTAAACAGTTTCAAGAAGAGTGGACTAATAAATATAAAAAGAGTATCGATTGCTCGAATCCAAAAGGATTTTCTCAACGCGCTCATTGTGCGGCAAGGAGAAAAAGAGCAAGAGGTGAAAACACTAAGTCTAAACCAGTTGAATGAAGAATCCTAAGTTCTCCCACAAAACACCACATCTGAAGGGCAAACAACACCAGTTGGATCCTAACCTTGATCTCAAGCAGTTAGTGCATCACGCTGCAGTTCAGTATGTTGATCGTGACGCCGATGGTGACGTTGATGTTTATGACAGTCCTAAAAGAAAAACACCAGATGAAAATCCAAAAGATATTAATGTCGGTGCTGTATCTAAAAAATTACTTGCAAAACAAAAGGGAGAATTAAAGCATACTAGAGTTGGTATGGCTTATGAGGAGAAGGGAAACGGTAGATGTGAACCAGGAAAATACTATTGCTATACAGACAAAAAATGCAAACCAATTCCTGCAGGATTTATGGTAGATCCTGAGGGAATGCTTCGTAAAGAGAACGGTGCTTCAATTGATGAGGCATCAC